TGAGAGTTCATAAAGTCCCTCTTGTTCGTTTCGCTCTAATCCAAATGCTCCCTGTGCGATTTCAGGCACAGGAAGTCCAGTAAAGATACAAACTCCCAGTAATCCACCAATTTTGAGTGGACAGAAGTCATTTTTTAGAAACAGACCATAGTTATAACCACTCTTAAAAGACTTAGAGATGTCTTTTAGATAGTGGTATTGGAGTAAAAGTTCCTCTGCTTCCCTTTTACTAACTTTATCAATATAAAACTCACTTTTCATTCATCATACATTCTACCGTATTTGCGACATCATTCATCGCATCTCTCAAGTTTGGTTGTTGCCCTGATTCTTGTTTGATAATCGGGCGATGGTCATCTACAAGAGTCCACCGCCACTGTTTCATCTCATTACAATACCAGAGATTAATTTTCATTTTTTTGATATTCTAGTTTGACCCAATTCACCAAAGCATAGGATTCAGTTAGTTCTGACTTATATTCTTGATAATCAGGATCATCTAGCATATCTTCTTTTTCAAGAAATTCTAACTCACTGGAAAGAAAATCAATATAGTGATTAAAAGCGGTAATGGCAAGTTGCCTGTCCCGTTGTGATAGTAATGACATTTGGAGTTTTTGCGAACTCAAGCCACATGTCGGACTTGAACCGACGACCTACGGTTTACAAAACCGTTGCTCTATCCAGCTGAGCTAAAGTGGCATCAATCTACTGGTAATAATTCAGGGTTTTCTAATTCTACATCAAAAAGCATCGGATGGCAAAGTTCGTCTATCAAATAGCACGAAGACTTACAAAGGTCCTCTGCATCATATGCGAGTGACTGATTTGCTGCTTCCACCACTTCTTTTAGATGCAGTGCGGCATGTGGCAGTTCATCAAATGTAAATGGAATTCCATTTATAAAATACATCAGAACAATTTGAGTTCCCTTATTATACCAACAATAAGCAGTCTCTATGCGATATTTCATAGACAACCGATTTTTGATTATTTAGGTAGGGCGAGGGAGACTTGAACTCCCACGGGCATACGCCCAACAGATTTTAAGTCTGGTGTGTCTACCGATTCCACCACCGCCCCAAGAAATCACCCAGAATAGGTGATTGGATTATACTTAAGAAACTCCCAAAATGTCAGTTTCATCTCTTTTTGTGACATTCCGCAGTGTTTTGCTGCTGTTGGTAAATTCCACTTTACAGTAAAAAGTGCCTCATTTGCCTCTTGAACGTTTTGTGGTGTAGTTTTGACGGGTTCTTCTTTGAGACTTTTGTAGGAAATTTTATACAAATTCATATTTTGTAAAAAAAAGTATCGTATGAAAAAATTTACCGGGATTTTTTTACCTCAAAAATGAAACTCAAAGTGGATTTGCATAGGTAAGAGTTCTTTCATCCACGGTGTTACGAACGAACTCCAGCACACACATAAACTCTTCAATTGTATCACAGGTTACTTCCTTCGTGTCGCCTTCATTCGAATACAGATACACTGTTTTCTTTAGAGGGTCAACCACGCAGCTTGTCAGATACTCATCTTGCATCGGTTCGTTTACTGATTACCTAGATATCATAGCACGGTCAGGATTGGTCGTCAAGAGGTTCCCACTGTGGATTTCTGCGATCATAATCCCAACCACCAATCAAAAACTGTCTATTATCACCAGGATAATCATCAGGTGTTTCTCCGTCATAAACAACGATCAGTTTTTCATCGTGATTCATTGGATTCAACCATCGTGCTGCCCAGACTTCATAGTAACAGTGAATATTCGCACCAACACCAGAACGAATAATAACGTTTTTACCCCATTCAATTCGTTCAACAATCAAGTCTTGAGAATATCCAATTTGAGTGAGAGTTACTGTGATGGTTTCTGGATCAATTAATCCATCCCAATATTCTGGTAGTTCAATGATGTTTGTATCTTTAATCTTACCTCTTACATAGATTCCTGCTTCTGGACCCTCTGCAATAATGTGACGAATTCTCTTTCCCTTTTGAGTTGCATGAGGAATATCAAAAGAGGCAAGAAGTTTATTTCCAGATGCTGTTCCAGTTACATTACCAACTAGATTGCCATTAAAAACGGGTGCTGTTGCCTGAACGTTGATTTGAAGGGAATTAATTTGAGCTGTTGTATGAATATATGTGGGGCAAGCCTCTTCTGGGTAGGGGTCAGGGATATTGCCCTTAAAAATATAAGAAAAAATATCTGAATTTTTTCCGGTTGCCTGTTTGTCATCACAGTCTTTTCCAGATGCCGCTGGAACAAATTCTCCTGCCATTTTTAGTTCTCCTCTCTAATATCGTAATGGTATCCGGAAACTGAGTATTCATTATTGTTTCCTGGATAATCTGCTGGACTTTTACCCTCATATTCTGGAATTAATCGTTCGCCATCAGCACGAGTTCCGTAAATGTGATAGAAACAATCAATTGGCATACCACCATGTGCTTGAAGATAAACTTTATCCTCATCAATTCTTTTTACGATTACATTTTGATGTGCTCCAACAGGAGTTAAACTCACAGTAATCGTTGTCCAATCAACAAGTTTTTTCCAATAAACAGGAAGTAAAATCTCTGTCCTATTTAAAACTCTTCCCCTAAAATAAACATCATTAGATGGTCCCTCTGGGCAGGTATGGCGCAATCTCCACCCTTCTTTGGTTGGGTGTGGAATGTCAAAGTTTTTCTTTGCTGCGAGAACGTGTCCTCCACAGTTTGAAATTATATTGCCTTGAGCGAGTATGTTACCTCCTGCCCCGATGTTTGAACCCACATCAAGAAAATCAAAAACTGCTGCATTACCAGAGACGCATAATGAATATGGATTATGAACACCAGAACACAATGCTCCAGGAATAACAGGCGGCACTGAATCTGGATCACTATTTGTAAGTGGTCCAATATTTACGGTTGCGTATGCTGTTGGAAACTGCAATGGAGCCCCAAAAACCACAGGACCCTCCGCAAACATCGATCCATTAATTTTTGTATTCCCTTCTTTGATTGCAGGAACAATACCAGTTCCTACTTTGAGTTGACCACCAACATTTAAATCAGGTAAATCCATCTCAATTAAACTCCTATGTTTGTGTGACTTTTTCTACGAAATTTTTTCCAGCATTTTTAGCATCTTTTACCGCACAGGAATCATCAACTCCTTTAAAAATTGACCCATAACACTTAAGAATACTATTAGCAACCACTTCTCCAGTGCCTGATGTGAATATTCTATAACTTGTGGTTGCATTTACAGAGAATTTTTTTGAGTCATTGCTGATGTTTTCACTAGCAGTTAAACGAATATTTCCTTTACTGCCCCCTTCACCAATTGCGTGAAGTTCAATATCTGTACCCTCAAGTCTTATCTTTCCGTTATTGGCTTTAATAATTATATTACCATTTTTTGCATTTAACATCAAGCTATCATTTGCTTCTTTATTTGCACTCCCACATTCAACCTGAAAGTTGCCAGGTGATAATGATGTAGTCCAACCCTTTCTTGGACCATCGCCGTCCATGGAAAAGGTATGCTGTGCATCAGGAGTATAAAGCATTACCGCAGACGTGACATCCGATGGTTGATGAATAATACCAAAACCTACACCACCCTTATCATTGCCATATGTGACAGCAGTATAATTCTGCTTTGCCGTACTAGATCCTGCTGCATCTTTTTTAGTATTCTTGGGTTGCGTCATTATAATTTGAGAGTGTAATAACTATTTAATCAACTTAAATGATCTGGTCTGGAGTGCCAGGAATGTTAAGTCTTGGATCATTACTTGTAATATCTGTACCCTGTCTCTGAATTGCAGATGGACGAGTCGTGACTTGAGCATCGATACTTTCTTTAAGTGTAGCATAAACTTGGACGAGTTCTCCAGGCGTTTCATAAAATCCAGCAAAGAGAAGACCATCTTTAAGAAATACTGCACCATAATATGGTCGACCATCCACATATCCAGTTTGTTTTAGTCCAGCAAGATCTGTGACTTGAATAAGTTTTTGTGGATCGATGACGATTGGGTCTCTTATGACTTCAAACTGAGGAGCAAAGGTTGCGTTAATACCCGTATCAGTAACCATTCGAATGTCTGGATATGTTGTAAAACCAAAACCAGGATCTTTAATTATAACCTCTCTAATTCTGCCAAAAGAATCGCAATTATAATCAAGGATAGCGCCATTACTTGGGGTGATTTGAATTTTATCCTTACCACAGTTATGATTAATGCCTGTATCTAGAACTGGAACACTTGATAATCTTAATGCAACAGGATATGTAGAAGTAGTAGTTGGTGTTGGTGGTGGTATCGGTTGTGGATAACCGTTTCCAGGATCATTGACATTCAATCTGTTTACTACACCTTTACCTTTGATAACTCTAGGGCAGGGAGGTGGAATAAGAATTGCAGAAATACCTATGGGGTTTTGGGTCCAAGATTTGCTCAGTCCCGTCGCAACATCAACAGGAATGGTAATTTCAGCAAATGCCGCAACTGGATTTTGACTAAAACCTGTATTTGGAATACGAATGTTTGATAGTTCTAGTTCGACTGTTTTCTTCCCCGCTGTCGCATTAAATTTTGTTTTTCCTCTTCCTTCAGATACTTTTGCCCCGCCAACTTGAATTCCATCAACTTTTACGATTAAATTGTCATCTGCTCCTGCTTCTAAAGTGTATTGCCCATTCACAGGGAAATCAACATTCGACCAGCGAAAAATCCAAGTCCTGCCTTGAATTTCTTCATTTGGAACTGCATTTACATTCTGAAAAGTTGGTGAGATGAAGTCACGATCATAATTTGCAATTGCAGTGGGACCTTCATAGACAACACCAACAGCAGTGGGAGATTGTTTTATGATAGTAGTTCTAGCTGGAGATAATTGTCTAGCAATAACTGATCTCAATTCTGCATTTGGAATATCATCATCCGGATTATTGTCCCAAAAAATAATTTTCTGCTGTGGTCGATCCAAATCTTTAATTTCTGGGACTCTAGACCCTGGTGTCGTTCCTTCAAATATAATCGGACCATACTTTTGATTTGCTTTAAATGTTCCTGTTAGAACACCAGATGTTCCTGTTGATCCACTTGTAGGTCTAGAGAAAAATAAAGGACCCCTTTCGGTTGGTAAAGTGATTCTAGTCACAGCATATCCAAAATTAGGATCATCAAACCACTCAAATATAAAGTCAACTTCAATAATATCATTACCTCCAGTTAACATAAAATATTGATTACCTTCTTTAATGAATAATATTCCTGCAGGTTGCTCTTCAGTTTTAGACCCAAATAACCAATCATTTGTGCTGAATACTTTTTTATCTATTTTCCTGAATGTTTCTGTGTTTTGATTTTCAACTTCAACTGCAATCTTATGAAGTCCTTTTGTCAAAAAGAATTTAGTTGCTTTAGGACTTTCCACATTATATGGTTCTATACCTTGTACACTACTCGTCGTTGTTTTGAAACTAACTCCCCCACCTCGAATAATTTCCTTATCATCCACTAAAATTCTACCACCATCATCAACGGTTGCCTTAAGTGCATAGAATCCATCATATGGAATATCCAAATTCCAAGAATTTTTATACACAATACCACCAGAGTCACTTCCTGGGGTTGATAAGGGGGGAATGGGGGAGATAGCAAATCTATTTGTAAAAGCACTCCAAGTTGGTCCTTTTGGATTTGTATAGTTAACGGGCCACCATTTTTCACTCCCATTCGGAAAACGTGTAGTCCACATTGGATTTCTGGGACATCTACCCTCTTGTAGTGGAATTGGTTCCTGTGGTATTGGAGGTAATGGCGCATCAATCGTGAGTGCTGCTGCTATTGGATTTTCGTTCCAAGACTTTGCAGAAACAATTTTACTTTGAGTAAAAGAGACCTCAATATTTACCGCAAGAGCCATTGGATTTTGTTTTCCTAACGGTCCAACATTAATCTGTGTTAACTCTGCTCTAATTCTATATTTTCCTGTTTTAAAAAATCTAGTTTCTAAACTTTTACCTGTGCTCGTTCCTGTGTTAGTGAATCCTGCCTTTTTAATGATGACTTCTTCTCCATTCACCGGATTTTGAATATAAAGTGTAACATCATCGTCAACCATAATTTCAATATTATAATTTCCATCAACTGGAAAATCTACTGCATCCCACCGAATAGTATGTGTTCCTGCAAAACTCTCAGTCTGTGCCTCAGTTGAGTTTGGGTCAAAGGGAAGAATACCAAATTGATTTATGAATCCAGCGTCTCTACCTGCCCTTGGATCTATTCTCCAGAGTGTCCTATCTGCTCTGTTGATATAATCAACTGTATTGAAAACTCTTCTTACTTGAACTGTGCCAGTTTGTGTTGATGGTTGTTGAACCACTCTAGGTGGAGATAATTGTCTAGCAATAACTGATCTCAATTCTGCATTTGGAATATCATCATCTGGATTATTGTCCCAAAAAATAATTTTTTGCTGTGGTCGATCCAAATCTTTAATTTCGGGAACTCTAGACCCTGGTGTTGTTCCTTCAAATGTAATCGGACCATACTTTTGGTTTGCCTTAAATGTTCCTGTTAATTTACCTTGTCCTGTTGATCCACTTGTGGGTCTAGAAAAAAATAAAGGACCACTTTCGGTTGGTAAAGTGATTCTAGTCACGGCATATCCAAAATTTTCATCATCAAACCATTCAAATATAAAATCAACTTCAATAATATCATTGCCTCCAGCTAACATAAAATATTGATTACCTTCTTTGATGAATAATATTCCTGCAGGTTGCTCTTCGGTTTTGGGTGGGGTTATAATCGTTTCATATAGTGGTTCATTATATAAGTCGATTCGAATTCTATGAACTCCTGCAGTGATAGTTTTTTTTATGGTGTTTGGTGCATCCTTTACACTCAATGCACTATCTTGAGGATTGCTTTGATCAATAAATGTTACGCTTTGGAGATCAGCAAGTTTCAAGTTATCTAAGTAAAGTGTTCCTCCATTATCAGCAAGACCTCTGAAAACATATTCACCTTCATATGGAAATTCCTCTTCCCACTCAAGAGTGAATGGAATGCCAGCGAAGTCACTGCCTGGAGCATTTGATGGTGGGACTGGAGAAATAGCATACTTGTTTAGAAACTCACTCCATATCGGATAAGTAACATCATGTTTAACTCTAGATGTTCTATTCGCAGATGTAACTTTTAATGGAGGTTCTTTTCTTGTTGTCCACCAAGGTTTTTGTAACTGCTGTAAGAAGTCTTGATATTCTTTAATTTCTTTCCGTATGGGATCTTTACTTAGATTAGCATACAAAGTAGGATCCCATTTTCCAAGAACTTCACCACCAGGACCATATCTTAATCCATATCCTGCAGACTCTGGAGGACATAAATCAAATTTATAATCCTCAAAGTCCCCCTCCTGATCATAAACCTCCTCTGTTTCAACTATCTCCCCAAGAACAGCAGTAACAACAGCACCTGCACCAATACCGCAACTATCTTTTATCTCTACAATCGGTGGATATTGATATCCAAAACCCCCAGCAACTAAATCGACAGCGAGCACGGCTCCATCAGATCCAATAATGGGATTGCCCTGAACACCAACTCCACCACCGCCATAGAAAAGTGCCTCTGCTGGACCACACTTTTTCTCAATTACAACACCTTCACAAGTTTTTTCGTCTACAAGTGCATCATTAGGTGTGAGTTTATTGACCTCGTTAATATTTAAATACTTAACAAAATTTCTTGTTTTAAATATGAATTGAGTTCCTGGATTTTTTTGAGCATATTTGTTTGCCTCACATATGGTTATACTCTCAATATATCCTCTATCAGTTGATATATATCCAACTCTTACACTATCTTTTGATGGCGATCCAAAAATATTAAATTCAGCCATTAGTTGTTGCTTTTATTTTTTTCTTCATAGTGATATTTATTAGAAAAGATTTAAAGATTGTGTTGCTAACCTACGTTCTTCTGCTGCAGCTGCTCTTGTTTCTGCATTAGACTCTCCAATATTTAAATTTCCAGTTGCCTTTGTTGGTTGTGCAAACTCAGTTTTAGGTATAGTTGGTGGTATGGTCGTTTTATTGGAAACTGATTTATCAACACCCTCTGCACTCGGTGTTTGCTTATCTGGTGCTGCTGCTCCACCTCTTGCGAATGTGTAAAAATCTGAGACTGCTTTATTTGGTGATAACTCACAACCAAAAGCATTTAATTTTAAGTTGTCAAAACTCAGTGCTGCTGAAATACTTCCACTAATGTTTCCAATTGAGGCAGTTATGTCTGAGAGTGATCCACTTACACCGGCAATCTGTCCCTGAATATCATCAAGGAAAGCATTTACATTATCAACAATAGAATTGTTAGCATCATTGATCGCGTCCTTATTAGCAAAGATTGCATCGGCAACTAAGTCTTCGGCATAACATATAGGAACGGATGGTGATGCTAGTGGTGAAGTTGATGCAGTTCCAACTTGACGTGCTTGCTCTGCCTTTTTTTGCAATTCGTCAGGATTGATTGCTTTGGTGAGTAAACCTTCTATCATTCCACCTAAAGCACCAGTAATCTTACCATAAAGACAAAGAATAAGTTCAGTAAGTATTTCCTTCATATCACCAAACAAATGTCTTAGACTAGACGGTATAGCAGCGACCACTTTCGTCAATGTCTTATTCAGTAATTTTAAGACATATTCCATAATTTTATCAAAGACCACTTTCATATATTTGGAAATTTCACTAGCAGCTGAAGCAATGAGATCTTTTATATTAGAGAGAGTATTAGACACTGCCTCAATATAAGAGTTAATTGCTTTCATATACTTGTCGATCTTCTGCGTAATATTATCAATGACCGTTTGAATGGATTTTAGTGCGGATCCAACCTTATCATCAGGTTTCATTAAAGGAATTTTCTCTCTAAGTTTATCCTCTATCTTCACATGAGCCGCATTCATCTTGTGAACTGAAGTGATGCCCTCAATCGTCGCTCCTGGAACAGTTGGAGATCCTGGAGAGTTTGCTGCAGCACATCTATCTTTTATTCCTTGAGCAACTGCTTGTTGGATAAAATCATCTCTCGCAGCTCCAGTAAGTCCTCTCGCATCAGCAGTGGCTCTTGCGCTTTGTTGATCCTGAAACTGTTGTTTTGATAGTGGTAAATCTGGTCTTAGTCCAAATTTATTTAATGTTACTCCAGGTGGCGCGGCAGCACACTCCTTCGCTTGTTCTGCTGGTTTTGGTTTCTCTACCTCTTTTCCTTTATCTGGAACTTTTTCTTTAGTCGGTCCACTTTTCGGCTCTTGTCCTTCAGCATAACCACTAGTCGCAAGACTCCCTGGAGTTTCGTTTGTAACGCGATTGTCGCCAATTTTAGTGGAGAGTGCGGTTTGCTCATTGTTCCCGAGCACTCCCATAATAACTGGAACTTGTTGATCTTGTCCATCCAGAAAGAAACCAAAAACCATCATTCCTTGACGAAGGTTTGAGGTTTGTCCAGAATTTGTTTGTCCTCCACCTGCCGTAACAGGATACATAATCTGCGCCCAAGGCAGTTGATCTGAGGGAATAACTGTTTCGCCTTGGTCGTGAAGTCCTATGATACGAACTTTATATCTTCTTCCCCACCCTGGAATTGAATTTTTACTCTTGTGAATTCCTGGTGATATGTTATCTCTCCAAGTAGAGTCATCAGCGATCTGCCCTACCCACCAGAGGAAACTACCACCTAAAAATCCTGGATTAAATAAAGTTCCTTCACTCATTAGTCGTCGTACATTCTACATTCAAGGGCGTCTGGATTATCATTACAATATAATTCCAAACCAGTTGGGTCATGATTATCATTGGGATGAGTTTCTATCCACCTCTCAAGGGCATCTAATTCATCCTCAACATGTCTTCTTGCTTGTGCAGAAACTGTGGGATCATCTAGTATTTTTTTATCTTGTTCGATATGTCTTTCTACGCTTTCCATGTCATTGCGTATAATAGTTTAACTATTTAGAGGTAATATGAAATTTTAATGATATATTTATGATGATTTTGGGGAACCTTTTCTTCCAAGAGAATCTCTACATAAAGTTAATTTGGTATATCCACCATCTCTCTTACTAATATAGTGACACAACTTTGCAATCACATAACCTCCTCCAAATTGTTTGTCCATAACTTTTGTATCTTTTGTAGAGAGTTCTGGAGAATCAACGAAGAAGTAATCTCCCGCGTGTAAACTAAAATCAGCAGTGATTGTGACTTCAACTTTAGATGAAAAAAATTGATTATATCTCATTACAGATTGATTTAAAACATTTTTTGGATCAAAATTCTCCTCTGTAGATTTACTAATTTGTTCTTTTGAATCTCCTGTGGGTAAAGTTCCTTTATCTAAAAGCATATATTGAGTCCTTGAAAAATCTTTATTTGTCCCCTCTTGGTTGAATTCTTTATTAAATTTTGGCAGGTTTTTTCCTGCTTTTTGAAGATTTTTCTCTCCACCTTTATCTCCCTGAACATTTGGATTTACAACTTCATAATAACAGGTAAAGGGATCAAATAGAATTGTCCTTGTTGAATATGTACCAATTTGTAGTTTTGATTTAACACTTCCGGCAGAGGTGGTGACATTATACTCCAATACTTTCCCTCCATATTCGGGAGGAATAGTTGATCCTCTTCCGTCAGGAGTGTTATTATAGATATAACTTTTGTATTTTTTCTTGGCACCGCCAGGTTCATTCTCTGAAAGTAATCCATCTACAGATTTAAATTTATATCCCTCAGAGGTTTCAAAGAAAAAGAAACCTGCAGTATTACCTTGAGCATTTGGAGTTTGAGGCACTGCCTTTCTTGCAAGTTGTAAAATAGTAGCAAATGGTCTCATATTATTTCCGATATGATTGAGATTATTGGTGGTTTCCTCTATGTCTAACTTCTTTTTACCGTCAACTTTTAGAGTTTCTTTAAGTATGCGAGTAATGTGATCAGATATTTTTCCATCTAATCTAAAATTCACGGTGGTTTTATAATTTGTAATTGCTTCTTTCGATCCAAGATTTACAGTAACTACAGTTGAGTTCTCTTGTGTAATAGGTGCTATTGTATCTGTGTATAAGGTAACTTTTATTTTTTGTTTATTTGGATCAGTAAGTTCTAACTCAACTTTTTCAGTTCCAACCATCTGTAAAGCGTCTATGGCCGTTTTTAATTCACCGTCTTTTTTTACCGTTCCTGTATCCACATAAAGAATATCAACCTTGAGCGTAGGACTCAAAATATCTTCAAAATAATATAAGTCAGTAATCAAAGATCCAATATCTGCTTTCGTTTTTTCATCATTGGAATACACCAAACATTTATCAATGTTAAAATCTTTAGATTGTGCTGATGTAATTGGTTGATTAGACATCTTTTAAATTTTTTCTTACTTCTATTTAATGAAGTTCGGTGCCATCTAGAGATGGATCTGAACCTCCACCACCACCTCCACCAAAACCAGAGGATCCAATTTTAACAACTGGACCTGGTATCGTTACAACCTCTGGTGTAGAAACACGATAAGTATAGTCATCTTCAGTCTCAGGAAATCCATCCTCGGTATATTGACTCAGAATAGAAATCAAACTCTCTGCGGCATTTCTTCTTTGATGTATTGTTTCTGTTTGATTAATAATATCATAAAAATTAACTCCAAACAAATTTGTGGAATCAGCATCAACAATATATTCTCCTGGATGAGTTAATACATATTCAGTTTTGTTTATGAGACCACCCTCTTCTGCTGCAGTAATCCATTTTTTCCAACTTTGATCTGGATTTTTTGGAGGTGGATCTTTTTTTGTGCGTTGAGATGCATAGTGATAAAAATTTCCTAAGGGATGAAACATTGGATCTCCCGCACCTCTACTTCCCAATTGACTTTGACCCTTAAAGCTTTCTCTACCGTCAAGTTTTATTAAAGCCGAAGCAATTTTACCCTGATTATTTTTTAGTTGTTTTGCAAGTTTAGCATCATATCTTGCCAATCCCTTATAAACTGCTTCATATTGACCACCTTGTCTGCCAACCGCACGAATGGTATTTGGCCAATTAGGACTAGCAACGCGAGTCAAAACATTAGCAGCGACTCCATAAACATCATCACCAGGACCGGCTTCACCGCTTACAATGTATGCTAATTCATTAAAATCAGCATCAGTTAAACCTTTAAGTCCACCACTAGGAACAAGTGAACTCGTGGGCCCAGATATATTTTGATCCATTTGTGCGGTATTTCTTTTTGCACTGTCTTTTAACTCATTATAATCTGTGGCAGTTCCATGAAGTCCATCAGCAGCTCCTTTGTATCCTCCATAAAAATAGAATCCATATTTTTTTACAAGTTGATCTAACTTTTCATTAATACCACCATTCTTTTTACTGAATGGATGAGCGACACCAAGAACTCTGACTCTTGCACCTATTGATTTTAAATATGAAAGTTGTGCCTCTACCGATGCATAGTCTCCTAGGGAATTTGCGATGCCAGTTGATAAGTCGATCAACATACCCTTTAAGGCGTCTCCTTTTGATTTGAGTATACTCAAAACAGCCGCGGCACCTCTACCTTGAAAGGTGTCACTTGTCTCAGAACCTGTTCCACTTCTTCCAGCGAATCCGTGAGCGATGCTATCACCAATCACAAACTGAGCCTCACCACCAAATTGTGCTAAGGGGTTAGTTCCGGCATCTTCACCTTTCTGTGCTGATGGATTTCCTGTTCCACCACCATGACTAGATTTTTTTCTAAATTGTTCTTTGATTGATTCTAGTAACGAATTAACTGAATCTATCATAGTGTCTTTAATGCTATTTCTAACCCAACTTTGAATATCAACAGGACCAATCTCATCTAATAATGACTTTTTTGTATTACGAACCTTAGTATTACCTAACATATAATTAAATAAATTATTCACCGCTGCTGCGAGAGAGTTATAGTCACCCTCCGAAGGGTTATTACCCATGATCAATTTAATTGGCATTTGCATAAATGGTTTCAAAAATGTTCCAGAAGATACAATGGTATATGAGTTACTCAAATAACGATATGGACTTACATAGTTTGCTGCTTCTGGATTTGGAAAGAAGGTTTCTATATTAGTTTTTCCATTTAGTTTTCCTGTGCCAGGATCGACGTATGGTGCATCTCCACCAGATCCAGCACCTGGAGATAATGGTGACATTGGAATTTCAATAGTTCTTGATATTGTTTTTAGACCACCAGTTCTAGTGATTCCACCACTACCAATCGCTTCTTCACCCTCTCGGGCAACTGCACCACCAGAGGCATATCCCATTGCCTTTGTTGCACGAGGTCCATATAAACTTCCAAAAGAACCCTTTTCTTTTGCAAGAGTTCCTAAACTTAAAGTATTTACTATCTCTCTGATTTGTTCTCTTATTCTTGCATCAAGTTTTTCAAGATTTTCCCTTTGTCTTCTAATCCCATCAGCATCACCCGTAAGAGACATGATACCAAGATTAAGTAACTCTCCTGCATATCTAAACGGAGCTCCAATAATGTCCAGTAATGTTCCAACTCCAGTTGAAACAAAATTAAAAAATTTAAGTCCAGGAAGAGCAGCATTATATGCGACAAGTTTAAGTGCTCTTGTAATTGGATTTGGATCTAAGTTTGCTTCCTTTAGTTGATATGCGATATCATTTTCAAGTTTTTTTGTAAATTTTCTCTGTTGAAATGTCAACTCACCTAAAAGTGAAGATGCTAATCCAACAAGGGCAACAACACCCACACCTCTTGCGAGAACACCAATTTTCTGACCAAGAGCTTGAATGGTCGCTCTAAATCCTTGTCGTTTTACTATTTCTTCTCCGACTGCTGTTCCAATATTATTTACCGCACTTTGATTAGCATCTGCTTCTGCTTTTATCACAATCAAATCTGAGAATAACATTCCGGCAATGAACATACTGTTCATAACCTTGTTCATTAGTCCTAACGTTTCCTCATATTTTTTAACACCAGCCTCACCACCAAGAATTTTTGCTTGCTGTTTTCCAAAATCAATAATTCCATATACTTTGTCTATAAAAGTCACCATTGCATTTAAAATTGTTCCCGCAAAATCAATTGCGAAGTTACCAACTTTAAGGGTAGTGATTAATAGTCCTTTGAGTTGTGGTAGATATGGTAATAGTTTAAGAGCTAGTGATCCAAATAAAACAGTGAATAAAAAGTTCTTTATACTATCAAGAAATCCAAGGCGTGGAGTAGAAAATCCTTTGATGTTATTTAAATTACCTCCACTATCCTCATATTTTTCAAGAGATTCCTCTCTTTCTCTTCTATCATTGTCTTCTTTTAATTTTCTTCCCTGATTAAATGCAACACTTCTAAACTTATTTCTCTGCCCTACAAGTTTTTCTACTCGAATAGTTTGTTTTTTAATTACGAAAGCAGCAGGATTTTTTTGTTTAATATATGCCATTTTTTTTATGCTCTCAACTCCAATCTATCTTGTTCCCAATTAGGTCCAGAATCACCAGAGGAACTCATAGAGGATCCTGAGGGAATATAAGTTGGTGGAAGTTGATTTATGATTGGCTCAGAGTCTTGAACAATCATCTCTGGTCGTTGATCTATTTTTCTTCCCGTATATATTTCTAAATGTTTTATCAGTTGAGAAGCTTTTTCGGATCTTTGCTTTTCATTTTCTACTGCATTTATCATACTAAAGAAAACATTTCCACCAAATAAATCAACAGAGTCTTTATCAATCACATACTCCCCTTTATGAAGTAATCTAACTCCACCTAGAAGAGTTGGACCCCCTGTTTCTTTTCCGATAGAAATATATTTACCATAGGGAGTAGGATCACGATCACCACCATAACCAGATATGACTTTATTTACCTCAAAGTGAAGGTGTACCCCAGTTGATGCTCCTGTGGTTCCAGCATTTCCGAATATTTTTCCCGCAGGAATGTCCTGTCCTGGTTTATAGTTGGGTGGTTTTACCATATGAGCAAATCTAAAATATAAATCTAGAGAGGGGATTTTTATATCAATAAAATTTCCATACCCAGGTTCAAATTGTGGAGGAGGACCAGCAACTCCAGGCACGTTCAGTGCATATGGAGCACCTTGTCTCATTCCACCAATATCTATGCCACCATGGGGCACGTTGGGTTTGCCAGTTATTGGATGTGTTCTCGGTGCAAATCCAGATGTTATGGGATATCCACTTATCTTTTGACCAACAGTTGATCCTGCTGCTTGAATGTTTCCAGGATCTCCATTAGGGACTTCAGGATCACATATGCAAGGGTCAACATTTGCCGCAGAAGAACCTGGTGCTATTTTTGCCATCGTTCCCGTCGCACCTGCTTTAATCTGAGCAAGGCGTGTCATAAAAGAAGGTCTTGACATACCAGCTGCATTTCTGCCAGCGTCTTTATCTGGGTAAGTTCCACCACTACTATGCGGAAGACCTCTCCAAGTTGCAGATAAGCGATTACCAAACTCTTCATCACTCATCTGTCCGCTTCTCCATCTAGCAAATCCGTGCGAATGATATAACTGTTTCAAAGCAGTTCTATCTTGTAACTCTGGAGTAAACTTGTCACTACCTTTACCACCAGCATGAATCACACGTTCGAGTAGAAATTGTGGCATTTGCTGATATCTACCAATAGCGCCTCTTGCGTTTGCGACCAACCAATCAACTGTCATTTGAGTTGGTTTTCCTGGGGTTACTCCCGCAGAAGTATTAAATGCGTCATATTCTTTCTTTCCAGACTCAACTGAGGCAATCAAATCCAAGATTGCTTTATCAACAGCATCTCCAGAGACTGCCATTCCTCCAGAGGTCCCAGTATCACAAGCAGCCTTACAGGGGTCCGATTCAGTCCCACTAGCATCTCCAGGCATGGGAGCAAGACCAACTTGAGATCTTAATAAACCAACAATCGCTCCAAATGGGTCACTCATAGATTTCATCAAGAAACCTGCGAGTGCCATATTAAATTCTTTTATTTTAATTAAGGAAGAAAGTCTCCCGTATGCATATGGATTTTGTTCACGTAAACCACTCATCATTAATGAACTCAATGAACTTGCTGCACCATCATAATCCTCTTTTATGACTTGATCTCCCAGTAGAGATTTTACAGTCAAAGACATCACATTACCTAAATCGGGAATGCTTGAAATTGTAGAGTATGAACCTGTCATGTATGTATAGCGATCCATCCTATCTTCATCATCGGTACTAGGAAAAACTTTTACAAAATTCTTGATACCACCAACTGAAGAACCAGATTCTACAAGTTTTTGTTTTTTTACTTCAGTTCTTTCAATATCAACTTCCTTTACTTCTGTTCTTGGAATATCAACAACAGATCCACCTCTAGCATATTTTTGAATTGATATTACTCGTCCACCACCACTATATCCCATATCTTTAACTGCTTTTTCACCATACAAACTTCCAAAAGACCCAGGAGTTGATAATTTTTTAGCAGTATCTTCTTGACCAAAAAAACTAAAAACAGGAGCAAAAATTCCAGAGAATCTTCTAAAATTTTCTCTTATTCTTGCATCAAACTTACCAAGATTCTTAGCTTGTTTTTCTAAACCATCTTTCATATTAAACATTTTCATGAATCCAGCACGTATTAACTCAATGCCGTATCTAAAAGGAGCACCAAGAATATCAAAAAGAGTTCCGACTCCCTCTAAAATACCCAAGGGAACTTTAAAAAATTGAGCTATTGGACCAAAACCCATTAGACCCTTTGCCCAATTTGTTAACTGAAATACACCCTCACCAGCAGCAGAGAAAAGCAATCCAGCACCAATGATAATTCCAGCAGATGCTAAGGGACCAAGTGCCGCTTTTCCTGCCGTTTTTGTCGCTGCATCTGCCGCAGCATTTGCAACTTCGCCAGATATCTTATCTCTAATGGCATCAACACTTTTGTTAAAGGTTGCAGGAGCACTTCCCAGTCCCGAAAATGGACTAAAATCACTGAATAACATTGCAGCAATGAAAAGTTGATTCATTACTTTAGTGGTTTCACTAGTTGCCTTATCTAAACTTGCAACTGCTTTTTCTCCGCCTACTTTTCCTACAATTTTTCTTGCATGATCATATGCTTTATATCCATAATCAACAAAGGTGACCAGTGCATTTAATACGTTCCCAGCAGTATTAATGATAAAATTTCCAACTTTTAATGCACCAGTTGCAAATTGTATAAGTTGTGGAAGATAATCTAATAGTTTTAAAGCAATAAAACCAAGTAAAACCTTAACTATAAAAGTTTTAACTGCAGCCAAAAACCCCAGTTTTTTACTAACAGTGCTCTTTATATTCTTTACACCTCTTCCCAAAGAATTTAATGGTCGCTCTAAAACATTTTCATAGTTGATAAATTTTTCTCTCTCAGCATTAAATCGTTTTAAAGTAATTCTTTTTTTCTGAATGTTCAGAGTGGATTTAATTATTTTCTCCTTACCAATAAACTGACTCTTAATAGATTGTAAGGTTCCAGTAAGAGGAGAAATTATTTTTGCCATTATTTAATATTCAACTGGTTTTTAGTTGTCCTATTATCTTTACCTGAGGGTATAACCGGTGTTTTTGATCCTTTAGATCCTCCACCAGATCCTCTTCCACCCCCCATGCCACCGCCAGCTGGATTGTACACCCTCGGTGCAGGTTTAGGTGTTGGTGTAATTGGTTGTCGTGATGGTTTATTTGATCCTAATCTTGCCGCTCTTGCTTTTTGTGCTTCTGCATAATTCGCATAATACTTACCATCGGATGAAGAATAATATCTGCCAATAGACGCAGCACCCGCTTGTTTTACTCTTGCGGCAGACGCTGCATCTGCCGCTTTATTTTTATCAATATCTTTTTGAGATCCAAACATTGAGGTGAATCCTCTTCCTATTTGACCTAGAAGTCCACCTCTACCCTTATACTCTTCACCTCTTGCTTTAGATTCGGCATCAAATCTAACTCCTCTTGATGACCTAGTTGCACCAGCCCTACTTAACTTATCAAGTCTTTGTTGAGATGCAAGAGAAGTCATTCTAGATTTTTTTGCAGCCATCGCATCATTATAACTTCCATATGTTTTTTGATCTGATGAAGAATAATACTTGCCTTTTGATGCAGCATAATCAGTTCTTGCCTGCATTCTTGGACCACCAAATAGTCCTCCTGGTTGAAACAATCCAGGTTTTGATTCACCTATTCCTTTCGCTCTTTCAAAAGCAGCATCACGAGCACCTGCAAATCTAGATTGATATGGAGTATATCCTGTCCCTGCTACTGGTGTGGCAGTTGCCGCAGGTTTCAAACTATCCATCGTTAGTTTTCCAGACCAGGCATCATCATATCTCGGATCATCCGGATTATTAATAATTTTATTGTATTCTGCTCTTGCTTTTCTATTCGCTTCAGCTTCTGCGTCTCTTTTCTGCTTACTTACTCGTGCTTTTGCCTCCTCTTCTGCTATTCTTTTTTGCTGTTCTGGTGTAAACCCATTAGATGATTGTGGTGTTTTTAATGTTCTTACTGATGAAGTGATGGAATTAGGAATACCTTGAACGGATGATTGTAATGCTTTTGAATCAACTTTAAGTCCAGGAATTTTAATTCCATTAATACTTGTGTAATCTATTCTTTGTTTTGTAGGTGTTGATTGATTTCCTCTCTGATTAGCGAGTAGTTGTGTATTTGAAGCGATTCTTTGTTGTCTTGCTTTCTCCTCAGCATCTTCTCGTGCAAATTGTTTTGTTCTCTCTGCTCTTCTTCTCGCATTAAATTTATCATAAGCGCCTGCTCCATATTTCATATCATATTTTGTTCTGATATCATCAATACCACCATATGTTCTTGATTCAGTTCCAACCTGAACTGACTGCTCTCCTATTAGCCCACCACCGGCAGCATAAATTCTTTTCTGAACAATCTTGGGTCTATTTGTTCCTCCACCTGCAGCATTCATTGCCTCTAAAGTATTAACACCAAACTTTTG